TTTGTGCTGCTGCAACTTCTGGTGCTTGAGTTGTGGCTGCCACTGGTATCGCAGCTACGGATTGAGTGACCGATGCTACTGTTGAAGTAACTGTCTGAGTAACTGCTGTTGCTGTTTCTACAGCTGAGGATACATTTGAAACTTCTGCTACCGAAGCGGTGGCTGCTGTAACTGCTGTATTTGCTGCTGCTACAGCAGTATTAGATGCTGCTACTGCTTGAACCGCTGTTGCTACTGTTACTGTTGCTGTATCTGATGCTGCTACCGCTTGTGCAACTTCTGTTGCAGCCGTTGTAAGTGCTGTGTTAACTGCTTGTTGTGCAGGGCTTACTACTACTTGTTCAGCTGGTGCTGGGACTTCGTCTGCGTATGCATTATTTGGGCCAAAAAGGAAAAGCCAGCCAATTATAAAAAGGCTGGTAGCGAATAAACGAATTCTGGTCAACTAATGACCCTCCTAAGTAATGCAATATTTTTGCTTACTTAGTAATTATAGCAGAATGTTAGTTTAAACTACTTAGGATTATCTGTTTTATAAAAACCGTTACCTTTAAACTGTATGCCAAATGGCGTAAAGAATCGTGTCATTGTAGACTCACATTCTTCGCAAATGTATCCTGGATCGTCTTCTGATATTGATCTTGTTACAGAAAGAGTTGCATGTGCATCATCTTCTGAACACTTATATTCGTATACTGGCATCATTTCCCTTAAGTTTGGTGAGCAGTTTTAATACATGCTCAGGTATAGGTGTACACCCGATTATTTTATTTTTAGAATTTTAGGTTGTTTTTCTTTAGGTAGATTTCTAACAACATGAATGTGTAGCATTCCGTCCTTTAGCTCTACATTTGAAACTTCCATGTATTCACTTAGTTCAAAAATTCTTGTGAACTTACGTGCAGCGATTCCTTTATGAACTACCTCTGCGTCTGTTACCTCTGTAATTTCACCTGTAATCCAGAGACTTCCGTCTTCAATTGATACAGTTAAATCTTCTCTTGTGAATCCAGCAACTGCCAGCGATAGCTGGTAGTTATCTTCGTCTAACTTTAATAAATCATACGGCGGAAATGCTGTATTATTTACCTTACTTAGACTATTGAAACGCTCCAACTCTCGGTTGAAACCAATAAAAAATGGATCCTTGAAAAGATCCATGGCGAATTGTGTTACCATTTTGTGCTCCTTTTAAGCGAGTTAAATTAGTACCCCCTAGCGGCAGGTACTACTATATTGTACAATAGAAGTATGGAAAAAGTCAATATAGATAAATATGTAATTATGATCAAAGACATAATTGATCAAGAAGAAGCAGATTTTTTGATAGATATGGCAAAGGGTGCAACTGATGAAGAATGGGACGCATACAGGAAAAGCCTTGGTGAGGAAGCTGACTCTGTAAATGCCGCCTATGGTGACTGGAAAAAACAAATGCTTTGGCTTGAGCTAAACCCAAATCTATTTGAAAGAGCAAAAGATCTTGTTGAGTCTATTAACAAGCGATGCATTTATTTAATAAATGATCATTATCAAACTGATTATATTTTAGACCCACTATACAATATATATAAGTTTAGAGAGGGTGATTTTATGAAAGAGCACCATGACTCTGGGCTCTCACCAGACATCAAACTTGGTGTGGTTTTATATTTAAATGATGATTTTGAAGGTGGAGAAATTTATTACCCAAAGGCTAATCTTGAGATAAAGCCAATAGCAAGATCTCTTGTTGTACACCCATCTGGAATGATATACAGACACGGAGTTAAAGCAGTAAGCAATGGAGAAAGATTTAGCTTAGCTGGATTTGCAAGACTTAATCATTCTAACTCGTAACTTTCTGGAATTACAAAAGGCCTTTTGATATGATTTCCTTTTTCATTTGCAGACTTTGGTCTGTTTGGGCTATCCTTAAACTGATAAGATAACACTATTCCAGCCCTTGGCATAATATGGTTTACTGCATGCTGTACTCCAGTGGGGACAACTATTACATCCCCTGGCTCCATATTGTAAACAAATGAAGGCTCGGTGTCTTCTGGGCTTGTTCTTGTTTCCCATACTGTAGACCCTTGACACTGCCAATGAACATTTACCCAATCGTCTGCATGTGATGGAACATTGGGCTCGTTTGAATTAAAATTAATAAATGAGGTACCGCCCCAAGCATTTTCTTCGTATACCATGTCAAATAAATTTTTAAGATTAGACACCTCTGGAAAAAAATTTCTGGATTTGCCTGGCTCATTTATTACATCTCTAACTTGGTAATAAAAACCATGTTTTTGCTGTACACCATTTAAAATCTTGTAGTTTGGAGCGTCATTCATTGCTTTTATTGCTGGGCCCTTGTTTAGCTGATAATTAAAATGGTTTAAAAATTGATCCCATGAAGGGGTAACTGGTATTAAGTTTTTAAAAAATGCTGGTACGCCATCTTTTGTGGACTGCTCTACTATTGCTTTTACTTCTGTAAGCTTCATTTCTTTTTAGATCTAGCTTTTGCAAGAGCTTCAAAATCTTTTACCTTGGTGTCTCCGAGGTATCCCCAAGCGTAGCCGTCTGATATCATCTGCTCATTAATAGATACTGATTGATCATCAATAAACAGCCATCCAAGGATTCTGCCATATTTTTCAGATGAGTCCATCTTTTCTGTCTTAATCTTTATTGACTTAGCATCTTTTATTTTGTATTTTAAATACTCCTTAGCCTCAAGGCCTAATTTTTTTTCTGCAAGATCTTTAGTTCTTGATTCTGGAGTATCTATTCCAGCTAGCCTTACTCTTGATGCAAATAGAATATCAAAACCTAGATCGATGAGGACATCAATTGTGTCCCCATCGACTACGCCTTCTACTTTTCTAACGTAATACTCGTACATTATTTCTTTTTTACTGCAGATTTTTTGACTGGTGCAGCCTTCTTAGCTGGTGCAGCCTTCTTAGCTGGTGCATCCCAATCTGGGCGAGCAACTGCCATAACTAGGCTGTAAGCTCTCTTCTTAAGAAATACTCCGTCACCGTTTGACTGTGATCCCTTAGAATCTCCGCTAGTGTTTCCTTCGAAACAGTGTAGGTTTTTACCATCATTCTTGTAAACAATTCCTACATGCTCTGTATCGGTTGGCGTCTTGTCAAAGTTAAAGAATACAACATCTCCTGGCTGTGCCTGTCCAATTGGAACAATTCTTTTATTCTTTGCAAACCATTGTGCTCCTGCATCGCAAGATGCAAAGCCTTTCTTTGTTGAAGCTGCAACTAGGTGTACTAGTCCTGCATCATCAAAGCATCCTGATACGAACATTGCACACCATGGCTGATTGTTCATTCCATAACGCTTGCCAAAAATTGTATCGTTATTTGGTCCTTCTGCATACTTTTCATCAGCATACTTTTTAGCTGCTGCTAAAACCTTGATTGCATTTGGGTGTCTTGTTTCTGTTGCCATTTCTATCTCCTATTATCTACTTAGATTGTTAATATGCAATATAGATAGCTTTTCTATATTGACATGTTTTGGTACCATGATTGACCATCTGATAGCCTCTGCGACATCCTCTGCATTTAAAGAGTTTCCTGGATCCCTATCGCCTCTGCTATTTACATTTCCTGGTGCAATCTCTGTTACTCTGATATTACTTTGAAATAATTCAAATCTTAAAATTTCAGCAAGAGCTACTTCTGCATGCTTTGCTACCGTATAGCTACTTCCTCCACGATATACAAAATGTCCAGCCATTGATGTAACCAATACTACATTTCCTCCGCCATTTTTTATCATGATTGGAGCAATCTTCTTAGTTAAATTTGCTGCACCGACTACGTTTAAATCAAAAGACTTATTCCAGTTCTGTATATCATCATCCAATATGCTGTTTGGAAGGTTAAACCCTCCTCCTGCATTGTTTACAAGAGCTACAACATTTCTTCCTACTAGTTTTTGACAAAACCCATATACTTGATCTACATTTGTTATATCTACAGTATGAACTTCTATGTCTTCATTTTTAATTGTTTCCAACTGATCAGAATCTCTTGCAATTGCTACTACGTGATATCCATTTTCTGCTAACATCTTGGCTGTTGCTTTGCCGATGCCATAAGAAGCGCCAGTCACGACAACAATATCTTTTTCATTTTCCATTATATTAGTATACCATTTCTATTTAGGCTTTGGGTATAACCCCAAGCAGTGCCTCCAGATGGTCTCGAACCATCGACCCGCAGATTAAAAGTCTGCTGCTCTACCAACTGAGCTATAGAAGCGCACCCCTGGCTGGAATCGAACCAGCGACCAACAGATTAGAAGTCTGTTGCTCTTCCGCTGAGCTACAGAGGTATTTAATTATTATAGTATTTAAATTAAATATTGTCTATAACAAATAAATCTGCATAATGTGCATGTGCATGTGAACCCATATGCTCCTGCGGGTCCGTACCAACCTTAAAGAATCTTGGATCTATTGCTTCTATGTCTTTGTGGCATTGGCTGTAGTCGGACTGGCTATCAGCTACACTGCTTATATAATTTTTAAATCTATAGTTATTTTTATTAAAATGAACATTTAATTCGTTATGCCATGTCGCCCATTTAAAATCTATATCTGTTTGAGATATGTACTGCTCCAGCATCTTTATTGCAATAAGGTTTGCCCTAAATGGAACAGTAGTAGGCATTATTTTTTCGATAGCAATAGGCATCTTTTCATATTTTAGCATTGATCTATCTGCATCAGAAACAGTATTTAAAAATTCACCTATCTTGCCCTGCGAATTCTGTATGAATGTATTTTCGTTAGCTGCTTTAATAAACTTAAATCTTAGAAAATCTGGCAAGAGCAACCTTAAATATTTTGGATGGCCATACTCTTCAAAGTATTTGAATACATCTTCTACCATTGCAATAGTGCTATTTCCTGGATATGAAAGATTGTTGTATGTGATCCCATTATTTTTAGCAAGCATGTGTGTCCAAGTTAAGTTCTCTGGAACACCAACCCCAAAAGATTGAGAACACCCAGAGGTGAGGAGGTCTGACTCACGCAGGGCTGGGCCTCTGTATCCATGTGAGTTTAAAGAATAATCTAATTCTATTTTGCCTTTGTATGTAAATTTTTTATAACTTACTCCCAATAAAAGTTCATCAACCATATTGTTTTTTCTATATTGCGATTTAATTAACTCTTCATATAAATTATTTTCGTCTAAATCTGATGTTAAAATACCAAAAAAATCAAGAGGGTATTTATCTTTATCCCAAACTAATCTTTTCATTTAATCTCCTATGTGTGCCAGGTAGGACTTGAACCTACGATTACCGAATTATGAGTTCGGGGCTTTAACCAACTAAGCTACTGGCACCTAGTTGAATTATACTTTTATTACCTGATATCGTCAATAGCCAGGCTTGTTGCTAGATAGTTGACTATCGGGTCATAATATTCTTGCTTCATATGATCGTTTAATAATATGTTGATTGGTTTTTTGGGCTGCTTGTATGGCTCTATCATGTCGTCGCCTATGATATCCCTTGTATTTATAGGCTCACGCAATCCACGCTCCAAGCATTGTTTTTTAAGCTCATCAACAAATAATAAATGCTGCTCGTGCCTTCTTTCAAACTCAATATCTGGATCGCTTCTATTTTCAACCCATCCATTTGTAATAAAGCATATAAACTGAGGAAGAGGTTCCATAAAAATAACTTCACACTTATCAAACTTATTAAGAGCATTGTCTATGTATCTAGAAACAACCTCTTTTGCATTAATGTAACCAGGTAAGTTGGTTTGTGGAAGCCAATTCCTTATGTCTATATACCCAAGCCAAGGAACAACTATCCTTCCAGGCTCATTCCATTCATCCAGCTGCATTTTTTGTGTACCACTTGCAAAGTTTTCAAAATCAAAATTTAAAGCCGACCTTCCTGGGTGTGAAGACATCCATAGCTGTAAATCTTTATCTTCATGTGTTTTTAAATAATCTTTTAGCCATATATCTCTTCCATCTTCTAGCATGTGTGTAACATAGTTCTGCTCAGAGTATTGATATTCAAGCTTTCTATTTTTTAAAAAGAATACATCTGGGACACAATTGCCTATTTTTGATGTATGTGAGTCTCCTATAACCAATATCTTTTTCATCGAATTACCTTTGCATTATACATCTCTTCCCAATTTCTAATATCATTTTCATCATTAAGTAGAGGCTGGCCCTTAATGTTTAGGCTTGTATTCAAAAGCATTGGCACTCCAGTCTGCAGATAAAATTTATTTAGAACCCTCCAAAGACCTCTGTTCTCATTTCTATTTACAGTCTGAACTCTAGATGTTCCGTCTGCATGAACCACAGAAGGCACAAGTTCTGGCTTTAAGCACTTGACTGTATACTGCATATAAGGACTTGCAAAATCCATATCAAACCATTTTGAAGCGCACTCCTCCATAATAACTGGAGCAAACGGCCTAAATAACTCTCTTTGCTTAATTAAGTTTACCTTATCCTTTATTCCTGGATCTCTTGGATCAGCCAATATGCTTCTGTTTCCTAAAGCTCGTGGGCCGTATTCTGCTCTTCCAGTTGCAACAGCTACGATACCGTCTTTTAAAATGCCTTTGACAATTTCATTAACTGGGTATTCTCCTCCAAGATCGTAACCAAGGTAAGGATCTTTCCAATCTAAATGCTTTCCATAAAATGCTGCGGCTGCTCCAAGGGAACTTCCAGCATCTCCTGGGTTTGGCATAATCCAGATCATATCAAAAATATCCCAAAGCAAAGTATTGGCTGAAGAGTTAAGAGCACATCCTCCCATAAACACTAAATTATTTTTGCCAGTTATATGCTTTGCCATACGCATAAATTGATTTAGTCTTTGCTCGTATACCATTTGAACTGCTGCTGCAATATCAAACCTGTCTTGCTCTGTAATTATAGTTTGCCAATCATATATTCCTTTATGGAAATTATATTTTTGTTGATCGTATTGTGGGAAATAGCTATCCACCTCTTTATAGTATCTTGTCCAGTCTCCATAAGCTGCCATGCCCATCATAATATATTCTTCTTGATTTGGCATTAGACCTATAAGTTTAGTAAAGGCTGAATAAAATAGTCCAAAGCTTACTGGGTAGTTTTGCTTATACTTTAGCTTAATTTTTTCTCCTTCACCCACCCATATAGTTGAGGTATTGTATTCACCTATTGCATCAAGCACTACAATAACCGCATCATTAAATGGACTAGTGTAATACCCAGCCGATGCATGAGAGTAATGGTGCCCGAAGGATTTGCGTGGCAAACCTTCTATATTGAACCTTGGCTTCCAGTCTCCTGCACCACCCTTTAAAAATAGCCTGGAGGCCTTTAGAAGGGGTTTCTCGTAGTAGGCTATAGCATCAGGTGACCCATATGATAAAGCATCATTAACTAAACTATCATTTATGTACCAGTCATTTTTTTCTTTACTATATCTTTCGGCATGTCCAGCAAATAATATTTTGCCATCTTCAATTAAAGAAACTGATGCATCATGAGATGTCTCATTAATTCCCAATATCTTCATTAATATATAAACCTATTCTTCTTTTTCCTTTTAAATTTTTGAATAAACTTATAAATATAATATCTTATTGCTATCATTCACACCATCCCCTATTTATGTATTTTAAAAAAGTATCTGCATAGTGTATGTGCCTATGATATCCAAAATGAGCGTGATCTAATCCTTTTTCTCTATCAAGAGCAATGTGAAAGCTTGTACTGTTTTCATGCTCTTGGTGACAATTTATATTATTTTTTGTTTCTTTATCATAAAAATTATCTACAGAGCTATTTGTATCCCAACTATCTGGACTACAGCTAATGTAATTATTAAAACACACCTTGTTAACAAGGTTATTAGTTGTGGAATCCCACGTGCTCCATACAAAATTTATTCCTGCTGCCTTGCAATAAAGAGAAAGCATATCTATATATTGACCCGCATACATATGTGACATTTCTTCAGTAATAACATCATTTGCCACCAGTGGTCTTTTATATATGCCCCTAGGGTTTTGTTCTGAAGAAACCGTTGTAGTGTTTTTAATCATAAAATTCATATACTCTTTAGTTCTAAAATCATTTTCAGATGTATTATTTGCCCATATAAAAGTTTTTTCATCGTATGAATCAAAAAAAGATTGCGAGGCAAGTAAAGTTTGATTATTAAACGTAAGAAATCTATTAAAATCTGGAAAAAGCGCCACTATATTTTTAGGATTTCCAAATTCATTTATATAAGAAAAAATTTTACTTACTTGCCCAGGAATGCTGTCTCCGTATCTTGCAACAGAATTGTATTCTACCTGTAAAGTTTTACTTAAAATATATGGAAAAGTTTCTTCAATCGGCAAACCTAGTCCAGAAGCTACAGAGCATCCAGAAAATAGGTACTCAATATTATTTTTAAACTTAGGCGATCTGAATCCGTAATCATTATAATCACATACGGTCCCAAACTCCATTCTTTTCCAGCCACCACTCTTTATCAAATTAAATTTGTTTTTGTAGATATCTGATTCTATGCCAGGGTAGTAGTGTACTGATTTTGATGGCTCTTCATCAATAATAGATTGAGCTAATGTACTAGAAGAAAATTTAGCCTTCATCTTTGTGCATACCAGACTCTACAATTTGCTGAACATATTCTGAAAAATGTTTTCTAATTGCTCCCATAGGCCTTGATCCAAACGACTCCCATAATCTTTTATACTCTATTATGTTTTGTAATGTAGTTGGGCAAACCACAATACCGTTGTATGATTTCATTACAATTGGAAGAGGTACGTGTTTACTGCAACACTTACACTCTTTTGCCAGCTCTTGATATTCGCTCATATTATTTGCATCCTGTCCATTGCTTCTCTTAAATCTTGGGGCATTCTTGGTGCCCTGATCATATTATAAGATGTTGTGTCTGGGTCATCTTTGTCCCCAAAATCATTGTCATAACTCATTGATTCATAAGTATGAACATTTATTTCTTGATTATTATCAAACCTAGTCCTGCTAATTGAATTAAATATAGCTCCACATGTAGCGTCTGCCAAGTCTTTAGATCCTTTTCTAGGGTGATCGACTTTATCTCTCATGATTCTAAGCTGACATAATTCATCTATAAGTAATGGTATATGTGGACCTATTAGTCTTTCTTCTGCCACCACCATGGCCATATCGTCATAGTGCTTTTTAGCGACAGATAGAATCTCTGTATTGATGCCATATTGTTTTAGTTGTTGCATCATATCATGAGAGTTCCATCTGTCAAAGGTACATATAGCTATATTAAATCCTCTTGTTTTTAAAGAAAGAATATAATCTTTTACTTCAGTAAAATCAACAGACTTGTCTGGTGTTGGCGTCCAATATCTAACTGCATCTACCTCTACAATAGGGGCTGGTTGCGAGTATGTGTCTGTCACCTTTACGTTTACCCACTTATTAACGTGTGCCATTGTTACTGCACAATGGTCATGCTTTTGTGCTAAGTCTACGTGAATATAATATTTCTTGTCTGGATCTGGCAAAAACCATTCTTCAAGTCTGCCAAAATTATCTACAGCAAGTGATCCTATATTAAATGCTTTCTCTACTTTTTCTCTTGACTTAAAAAATGCATCCACAGCATCTGGCGGCATACATGCAAATCTTGAAAGAGCATCAGTTGGGTTTGTATAGAATGCTGTTTTGAAATCATCAATTTTTCTAACTGGGTTAATCTCCCATGTTGGGCGTTTGATAGCATACACTTTAGGGATCTTGTATGATACTATATGGTCTTCCTCCCACTGTATTTCAAATTCATTTCCATCAGTACCATCTGGCAACTCTTCGTACATCTTAAACTTATGTTCTCTAATGACAGTTTCTTTTTCACCTATAACTGCATCATATCTTTGTTGAATATAATCATTCTTAAATCTAGGAAATGACAATAGAATTACCTTACCAAAATCTGGAAAGCGTGAGTCTACGGATGCCCTGTACATATCATAAACTGCACTGCCAGTTTTAGCCTGATCGTGACCCGTTGTATTTTCAATAGCAAAGCCAGAGATCTCATCTAAGATAACAACTAAAACATTGTATCCTTCCCAAGCCTCTCTTTCTGAGTGACCTGAGTGTACTGTTATAGCTTTGTTAAACTGTATTTCTGATGCTTTGGCATAGTATTTACCAATGAACCACGGTGACTTATCTATTCGGCTTCTAAATCCCTTAAAGAATACGTTGCTTGCTTGTTGTGAGTTGATTGCAATGTTAATAATATCTATAGAGTCACCTGGAGGTTTACCATAATAAGTTGCTGGATCTTTTAAGCATAGTAATAAGTAAACTATGTATGCTACGGCAATTGTTGAGCAATAATCTTTACCTGAGCCTTTGCCTAGCTGTGCAACAACTTCATTTGCCGTTTGCTTAAATCTTACAGAGCCTTCTTCTTCCCCGAATAATTTTTTAAGTGTGGATTCTTTATAAATTTGAGAACTTTTTTCAATTAATGTATACTGAAATTCAGATAGTAGTGGTAAGCCTAGGTACTCTGGGCTATTCACAAATGTTCTTAAGTCGACAGGCTTTTCGTCAAATTCTTCTCCGTCAAGTATGTCAATTAGATCTGAAAAATCAAACGACATCAGCATCCTCAATAACAACAGCCTCAACAATTCCAGTAATTTGTGAAAGTCTT